GGAGTAAAATACTGTCTTATAAATTTTACGTTCCTTTCTTTGAACTCATTCTCGTATTGTTCTGACGAGTTTGTGCCAATCGGAGTTGTGCTATATCTTGAGGTCATAAATCATTCCTATGGGTTGTAACCGAGAATTTCTAGGGATTTCGGACCATCTGCTCGCGGAGTCGGTGAGGGATTGGAAGTCCCGATGCCTTGGTCGCGCATAGCTCCTGCACCGCCCGCGCCCGACCTCTTCAAATTCATCTTCTTATCTATTGTTGCCAACTGATCTTCACTATAACCCGTCACAAGATCCGGGGCGGGCTTCGTCTTCAATCGCGCTTGGGAGCCTGGAATGTTTCTTGAACCACCACCCCTGGCATTAACGTCGGGAGTTGCCGTTATTTGTTTTTTCGTTTTTTCCTCATAGTCTGGATTTGGAACTTGGCTTGCAACATTGCTAAATTTTTGTGTTCCCACAAACTCTCCATAAGGAAAAAGCTGTTCCTGTGGCTGATACCATTCAACTGCGGTGGCTGTGGTTAATTTTTGTGATGTTGGTGCAGTTTTGCGTATAGGCTTCGTCTTTTCCTTTCTCCAACCCAACGCATGTTCATGAATAACATCCATCTGAACACTGACTGCCAGCTCTTTTGGAAATAAAATAGGAATTCCTGCTGCATCTTTGGTCGTAAAGACGCCAGGTTCCAAAACAGGCGCAAAACTAAAGCCTTTTGTCGCACCCATTAACCCTGTGCCATCGGTTGCATTCTGTGCCCAATTCATAAACTTCAGCTTTATTAACGGGGCAGCCTTCATTGTCTGGGCTCCTCCCGATCCGTCAAACGTGGGGTAAAGCATTTGAGAAAATGTTGACATTTTAACCATATTGCTCTTGGCTTCTTCTAGTGATGCTGCCACAACTTTAAAAGTAATTTGAAGGTGGCGCGTTGTTTGTTGAAACATCTGAATGTTATCCATTCTGCCATAACCCGCCTGTGATTGCCATTTGGAGGAAAACTGATCTTGAAATTGTGTTAAAAATGCTTTAAATTCGACTGTTGTTCCTGTGGGGACGTGAGTAAACAGGATGACTTGACCGGCATTCTTGAGAGCATCTGATTGATCATTAAACCCTCCGCTGAGTCCGAGAAATCTCCCTCCCTGACTCAATCCTTTTCGTACATTTGCTATTACTGGCATCTTATGCTTCCTCCCTATAGAATAAATACTATCCCAATTTAGTTCCTAACTCTTTATTTAAGGCATTTACCAGAGGAAGTGAGCTTGCAAGTTTTTCTCCATCCACATAAAGATTAATTGGTCCTGATGCAGCTGCGTTTTGGTTTCCGCCATTCATCATAGAGGATGCGATTGCCATCGCACTCATTCCTGGTGGAACCATTACAATTCCTTCATCGTTTCGCACAATTGCTCGGGTGAAAGATCCTCCGCCGTGGCGTTCTGGGAGAGCTTTCCTAACTGCGTCAACAATATCTTTCGTATCACTCTTAAACAGCTTCTTTGCAGCCTCGTCACCCATTTCGCTAATGAGCAATTTTCCAAGGTCGGTGAGACCCACAGCACGACCGAGGGCTTTTTTCTTTTGACTCACCTCTGTGTTGGCGGAGATGCTGTCGAAGACCCAAGAATCCGCGTTCTCGAATTCTGCCTGTGCTCGGATAAACTCTGCTGACTGGGCATGACTGATCCCATACTGTTTTGCGCGGTCGGCAATAATATTCCCCCTTGCAAAATTTTGTATCCCTGAAGGCAGCATGTTAATACCAAGTGGTCCTTCTCCAGTCTCTAGAAGACCTTGACTAAAGGTGGAAAGGGCTCCTGAGAATTCGGAAAGCAAGAATTGCGAGATCTCTCGGATAAATTTCTTCATTTCAACTTTTAACACAACGATAAACCCTTGCAGTCCCCCACCTTGTGCCGCAGTTGCTTTTTGGATTGTCGTAAAATAAGATGAAACAATCTCGTAACCATCTTTCACTTGCTGAGAAAAATAAGCAAAGTCACTGCTGAAACTACCAGTCGGTCCAAAATAAATAGCTACGGCATCAATGGCTTTAGGAATTTTAATCTTCATAAAACCATAAAAGTCTTCAACATAAGATAACCATTGCCAACCCTCTTTTTGCTTCATAGTCCCTAACCAAGTACGGATTGTATAATCTAGTCGATAAAGGTGGGTTGTCGTGTCTTTTACAAGATCGTCCCATCTGCCCCAATATTGCGAGACATAAACTAATGCAGCGATCAAGCCTGTGCCTGGGCTCGTGAACATCCCCAACACAGGACTTAATATCCCAGCAAAACCTTTTACGGCAAATGATGTAGCTACCAATTTTAGTTGAAATTTGGCAAAGTTTTTAATAGTTGATTTAGTTGGACCATCTAGTTGATCCCACCATTTCACCATATCTTTTATGCGTAAAGCAAAGAAGTTAAACATGTCGGTGATGCCTTTGCCGCCTTCACCGGACATCATAAATTTACCGAACTCTTTCATGATAGGCAAGAATTCCTTTCCAATAATTCGTGATGTTCTTTCGAAAAATGCCGACCATTGTTCTGTAAGTTTTACTCCGTTGCTTATCGCTTTATTTAAGTTTTGTTGAGCAAGCTCGGCGGGTGTTAGTTTTTTTCTATATTTTTCGATTACACTATCGGGTGCTCCCATGGCTTGATAGAAAGTAGCCATATCTTTAAAGCCCATTTCTTTCATTATGTTCCTACCACGGAACCGTCCGAACTGCTCGACCGACAATCCTGTGAGTTTAATGGTTTCCCTTAAGTGTTCAATTCTTTCAGCTTCACTACCGGCGAGCATCTTAACAGAATTTAAATAGGGTCCGCCCAAAAGCATATTTAGTTTAGCAGTTTTTTGAGCAGCTGATTCAAAGGTGTCAAAACCAGATGCGACACCAAGTAGTTCACCCATTTCAACTCCAGTGGCTTTTGACTGTGCAGCTAATTTATAAAAAACATCTTCGGCGCTTCGTCCCCAATGCATTAACTGTGGCATGATTGATGTATAATCACTTGCCATTTTTTGAGGGGCAATTCCCAAAGATAATGCAGATTTCGTCATCCTCGCAGTTGCCTTTTCCATTTCTTTGTCTGTCATTCTTAGAGCTTTGCCCATAAGTTGATAGTTTTTTGCAGTTGTTTCTTGAGAAATTCCTAATCTTGTTAGTGAAGCAGTTTGTTGTGCGAGGGCTTTTTGGATCCTTGGAGAAAGATCAGAAAAATCAGAGTAAGAGTCGTGTAAAGCTGTAAAAGTTTTGGTAGCTTCTTCAGTGGACAACCCAAGACCGCTAAGTGCGCCTTGCAAACTTATTGCAGCACTCGCATATTGTTCTGTCTGTCCTGTTGCACGTTGTAAATTCGCTCGAAGGTCGTCCACTTTGGTGGCAGCATCTACAAAACTCTCAAACCAGCCTTTGGCTCCGAATGCTTGGGCTGCTTTGGATGTGGCGTCCGAAAATTCTTCAAACGGTTCAGTCAGTTTCTCGACTGCACCCTGGAGTGCCTGAATGACTTTGGTCAACCCTTCGGCAGCAGCAGCTGTACCAGCGACAGCTGCACCAGTGCCGGGGGCTAGGCTTTCGGCACCAACGGTAGCGCCTGCATAGATCGCAGATCGACCAAGAATTCCTAATCGACTTCGATTGCCTCCACCGCCACCCTGACCGTTAGCCATTTTTTATTAATCCCCTAGAGGCCAGACAATTCCTGTTGAATTTTCAAAATTCTCAATCTTCTCTTCCAATATTACTCGTTCAGCTTGGGTAGAAGAATGATTTTCGCCGTGTTCTAAATATTTTTCAAGAAATCGTTTTTCCTGCAACAATGTTTCAACAAAGGTATTCACATACTTTTTATTTCCCTTGATCGAAACTTGGTGAGAAGCAAACCCCATAGTAGCTTCTAAAATGTTTCTTACAGTGTTCGAAAAATTGTTAATATCTTTCACAATAGAATCTCCATATATTAAATAGTCCAATAATCAAAAATAAAAAACCCTACAACAAGAGTTTAGATCATGGCGCACGATATGGAAGTGACGCATTTTTGTTTTGCGACTTTTCCATATCATCTTTTTCTCTTTGGAATTCTTTGCCTATACGTTTGACCCACCACTCTCGTAGTTGAACCGGCAAGCTGTATGATTCAATGAAACTCCATCCACCATAATGCTTTAAATAAAAAAGCTGTTCATAGACGTACTCGCTATACGAATCACTTAGGCCAAAAAAAGTTAGCCGAGAAAGGGATATCAGTTTCATTTTCGGCATTACAGTTACTGCATTCGAATTGAAACGTCATGTCTACATCTGGTCTTGCTCTATCATATTCTTTACGAAGATGAGTAGCATCCATGGCAGGCATTACATCCACAAATTCCTCGACTTTACTCCTTTCGACTACACCATTGAGAGAAACAATAATCATTTTATATTGATCTGTCATTGTTGTGTCTGGTAATTTTAATTTTCGTCTTTTTTCGGACTGGGCTAAAAGATAAGACTCATCTTTCCCGGTTAACAAACAACACTCTGCCTCGACACCAGTCTTTGGTAAGGTAATGAAAAAAGTTCCCCGTTCGGAGAAACGTATATCATCTGCTGTTTGTTTGGATACAATCTCATTAAGCTCGAATTCGTGTTCGGCTGAATTTCCGCAATTTTCACAAGAAATTTGCGCTTCATAGTTTGGTCCAAATCCACTGATTCGGGCAGCAACCACAAGAGCATTTTTATCTCCTGTAAACATTTCATCGGCTTTAATATTCTTATCAAGTAAAAGACTTTCGAGCATTCTATCAATAGCAATACCCTTTTTTAAGAGAGCTTTTGATGTGAGAATGTCGGTTTCTTTTGCGCTCATGTATCTCATCTCAACTTCCTCTACATTATGCAGGGGATGGTGAGGTGGATAAAATTTACCCTTTGTAGGAAGTTCTACAAATTCAGTGGGTATTACAAAATTTAAAAGTGAATTTGAATTTTCAATTGGCGGTGAATCGCCTTCTGCCTGAGTCCCTAAACGGGATTCATTATTTCGTGGCATGTTTACCTCTGTTTTTAAAAAGTTTTAAAATTTTATTTTCCTTGTGTGCAAAATTAGACGGATAAGTTAGATGGCAATTTGCCCTGTGGTTCCATAAATTCAACACCAGCATTATCATACCTCAAAGTGACTGAAATGTTTAGCATTGTTTCAGCTTCATATGATAAATCTCCGAAAGTTGCGCTTTGAATCCAGGCATTTTTAATAAACCATTTTTCTTTAACGTCGCCATCGGCATCAATTGTCTCGATTACAATCTGTCCCATAGCTTTGATTGCTTCCGCCTTGGAAATGGTATTGGTATTCTGCATCTCTGGTAGTGTATATCCTGACCTTTCCAGAAGACCCATAACTTGACGAGTTCCGTTATCTGAATCACCCACTGTATCAACAATTGTAAATTCAATTGTATTCCATGTAACGCGACCGGGATAATAAAAGGTATGATTAAGATATTGATGCGGCGTCTCACCTATAGTAAACGAAGGTTTTTTAACCGACTTTATAAGATATGGTTGAAAACCGTTTATTCTTAGTAGAAACCTATATGAACGCTTAGGTTCTAATTGTGAGTCATTCCAAAATGCCATTTATTATCCTCTCCTAAAATAAGTAGTTGCTACTTATCAATTTAATCCTCAAAAGCCGCACCAGAGTTCGTAATCACAAAATCAATTGCAATAAACTCAATGGATTTAGCAGGCTTAAGATAAATCTTTGCATACATAATATTCCTATCAATTAAGTCAGGTGTTGTTGTTGTTGTATCCAATTTCACTTTAAAGTCTTCTAGCCCTAAACGAGTTTTTACGCTGTCTAAGAATGGAATAACTTGACTTGTAAACCGATGCCATGTCACTTCAACGTTCTGGTCAAAGAGTAATCGTGCTGCCATACGTGAAATCTCTTTCTTCAAATAAATCATCAATCGGCGCACATTCACTCGGTCTAGAGCAGATGGCGTCTTTTGAAGCGTCTTTTGTCCAAAAATAACGATTCCTTCTGCTGGGAAAGATGCTATAGGATTAATATTTGCTTCATATAAATCATCTCTATCCTTGGAAGTTAAACGTTGTTTCACTCCAATCACTGGAAGACCGGCAGACCCTTCGGTTAAGCCACCCCTTGTAAAACCAGCGGGAGCGAACCACAATTCTGAATCTGTTTGCGCACTTGAATACGTGCCAACCGCTGCAATCGATGGTGGACCCCAAAAATCAAGTCCGCTATTCTCATCAATATATCGCAACCATGGGAAGTATGTTACTCCGTAACTGTTATTAATAACTCTGTCGTCTAACGTTGACACGGCGGTTGAAACAGATCCACGAATGGAACTGTTAGAATCACTAGAGTAATAAGTTGACCGATCCTCGCGTGGCGTATAGTTTCCAGCAATATCAATTACTGCCAAGGAATCCCCTCGATTCTCACTTACATTTAGAATATGATTTGTAATTCCGCTTGTAGTGATTCCCGGCGCAGTCATCATATTGCACTCTACAACTTCTGGGTCTGCACAAGAATCAATTGCCATTTTTACTGAGTTAAAAGCATAGCTTGTAGTTTCAGTAAATGTTGTTGAGTTGTTTCCGCCAAGACTCCAATCATTGAAAGGATCTCTTTCCTCAATATCTACTCCGTCAAAACCACCAAATAATGGCATTGTGAATTTATTAAAATCTGCGTCCAGAACACCCTTGTATGTGGGCGAAGAACCGGTAGAGGTTAAAGAAGCTCCCGCACGGCGAGAACCAGAAACCCAATATCCAGTGGCAGATGCTGTTGTTGCTGTGATTCCAGAAGTAATGGTAGAATGACGTGTCACATCATCCAGCGTAAACACATACTCATACTCTGTAGGACCAAAAGTTGAGTCAGATGGGGTTGCTGCGCCTGGGTCTGTAACCCTTAAGTCATCTGGCAAACCTCCGACTACATCCACATAAGAAGGTTCAAAGCGTGTCGAACTTCCAGAGATGGTGGTATCAAGACCAAAATAAGCATCAGTTGGTGATGACAAGTTGCCATTTTCTGTAGTGTATCGTAGGTATGTCTTCGGGTACAAAAACGAACCGGTGAATTCTCCGTAGAACGTTACAATCCCGGCTCCGCTACCAGTAGCTATTTGTTCAAGCACTGCCTTTGTGTTAGCGACACCGGTAATTCCCGAATTGTCGGCAGTCAAAGTTCTTGTACCTGTATCTGCTGAAGATGTAACTCCAAATCCACGGAAACGTAGTGGACCATAATAACCAAAAGGTAATGTTTCATCAGGAATTGCGCCTGCATCTACATCTGAGTGCATTACAATATAAACATATTTTGATTTATTTGCAAAATTGCCATATTCCCGATATCGCCTATCTGTATCACTCCACTCTACATACGAATCACCAATCTTTCGGGCGACATAGTTAGCAGAATTTGGATTAAGATTACAATTGGTGAAACTCTCTAGAACAGTTGGGTCGTTATCACTATCTCTTGATGAACGAATTTCAACTGTGAAACTGCCGAAAGGCGAAAATTCATTTGCTGCGGCATTAAGATCTCGAATTGAAATCTTAAGATTTTTTTGATTCCACGAGCCACCCTCAAGACTTCTAAACCTAAACAACTTATCAATGTTGTTATTTAGAGGTCCATATGTGGTATAGTCTCCCAAATCTTGACCGATGACCCATCCTGTAGATGCTTTAATTAAACTAGACTGATTAACATTAGTATCAGTGACGCTGTTGGCTAGAGGCAAGATTACACCGAAGACGCGGCTTGTACTGCCACCAGTGTTTGTTATAAGTTCATCAACAGACCTATCATATGTCTCTCCAAGGACGTAATTTTTGCGATTGGCTGTAGCATATTGTCGATTGTTGGGGTCGATGAGTGTAGGATTGGTATTAAAAACTTTCCTAATATATTTTTTAGAATTTTCATTGAAGTTGAAACTGATAGTTTCAGCAACTCCACCAGCAGAACCACTCTTAACCTGTGCCAGAAATTCTATTCCTGTTCCTCGGCTTTCAATTAAGTGCCCAGCGGAAGCAGTTGTTGCTGTTCCCCCAGCCACGGTTCCAGAAAGATCAATTCGTCCAGTATCACAATAAAAAGTTGCTGCGAGTGTACCGGTTGTAGCGGAAGAGGTCGAACTGGCTGAATTAATCAACCACAATCCAAATGCACCACCATTTGCATATTCCGTACCGTCAGTGCTGTGTGTACCGCCAATTTTCCAACCTGCGACACCGCCGGTTGTTGCGTCTGTATTTGCTTTACCAAGGAGTCTAACAAATGTAACTGGGTTATTATTTCTAAGCCACGCTTGAGCAGCATAAGCGCCATATGTGGGGGATAATCCAAATACACCATCCCTCCAAATATCTCCTGTTTTGTTGCCCACTTGGGGCATTCCAAAAATTTCTACAAATTCCGAAAATGAATCGACTTTTGTGGGGCGTAATGCAGGCCCTCGTAATGTTGTCCCTACAATTACCGGTCCTACTGGTTCCGGTGATTGGGGCAGTTGGGAATTGTCAATTTCTGCAATTTGAATTCCAGGTGAAATAAATCTAAATTTATCAACGCCAGTTTTAGCCATCTATGTGAATCTCCTTGTTAGGTATAAAATACTTAATTTCTCTAATAAATAGTAGGTTATTGCCGCAAAAGACAAAGGAAACTCTAAGGTTCATATTTTCCATTTTTCCAATCGGGTTCGTCGCCGAATATAGTTCTTTCTCGTGGTATGCTAACCTGCACCGCATTTTCTCTAATAACAATATTGGGTTGTTTAGCGTTTGCAGTAGCTCCAACCAAATAACCAAGCACGTTTACTGTTATTTGAGTCTCATATATTCTAGGTTCTTCTCCCAATTGATTAAGGTTGTTTGTAACATTAAAATTCTGATCCATGAACGCCTCATATCGATGACCATCATGACCAATGAGAACTTTATAGTTTATGCCACCGGTATTCACAATATAAGGTTGCAAAATTTCATTCATTTGTTGTTGATATTCAGTTCTAGCTGTTAAAACATACTTAATTTCAACGTACACCGGCATCGGAACCGTGATCGTTTCATAAACAACTTTTTTGTTCTTTTTTTTGCTCGGAAAATTAATTTGCTGACCACCTGTGGCACCTGCATTACCTGCGATCTTACTTGCTTTTTTATAAGCGTCCGCATTTAAAAAATTAGATGTCTTTTCCTGGTTGATCCTTCTGGCGATTGTTATTGATCCTCCCTTGTTGTCGGGAACTGGTGGGACATTACCATAAAAAGCACCCTTTTTTTGAGGGTTTTTATTGATACTATCTCGCTGCACGGTTATCATTGGAAATATCAAAGCACCATCAGAATCTCTTAAATTTTTATCATTTTTGACCTGCCAAGAGCGTTCTCCTGCCACCCATACGGTGGGAACCTTCTTGAACCCTTTGTTGGTTGTACAGAAAACATTCATCTGATCTTCAACCCAGCTAACAAGAGCATAATCAATCGTTTCGAAAGTCGAAGGCTTAAAGGGCATAATCTTTTCAATTGTGCCACTAACATTACTAATATCTTTCATAATTATTTACCGTCGAAGACTCCTTGTCTTGCTCTATGACACTTTGCAGAGATTTCTAGTTGATTCTCTACTTGACCAAACAGACTTGTAGTTTCTGATGTTGTTACAATCTCGTAATAATCTCCTCCATATAGAATAAAATCTCCTTCACGGACATATAAGTCCTGATCTTCTTGTAACCTTCTTTCATGAAAATGGCAAGTTAAGGAATAAATTCGGTCAACCCCGAAATTCGTGGTTGTCGTTTCCGTACCAGTCCACTCAACCAATACATTTACTTTTATCGGTGGTAAAAAGTTCTTTGTAATTGATTCTCCGTAAAGAGGGTGAAAGTCGCTATGCTCCACACTTATGGGATAATAGAGAATAGTCTGCCCGATAACACGTTCAATAAGTTCATCGTTTACTTGCTTCACCAGATCTCTTTCTTTTTTATTAAAAAAAAGAGGTGGGGGTGGGCTGTTAGGTCTATTCCATTTATTGTCCGCCATGATTCTATCCTAGATAAATCCCCATAGGAATATTAACTTGTGTTGTCTTGGCAGACTCAGCCATAACAGCTTCTTTCTCTGCCATAGATTGATAAGTAAGTTCATCTAGAAGAACCTTTAGTTCCTCTTTAAGCGAACCTTGCTCCTCTTTTGCTTGAGCTGCCAATTCCGAAGCATTTAATGTCACTGAGTTGCCTGGAATTGGAATTGATCCAAACTTTCCTCGGATTTGAGCAAGCATCTCTTTCGCAATAGCTAAAGAATATTTTCTAATCCACTGCTTTCCCATGCTATTGATGTTCTTATAAGGAATATTGGCAAATGGTAATGTGTTTAAATTGTTTATGCCTTCAGCACCCGATTTTCTTGTGGTGTCCTCGGTCCATGGGTCGGTCGGAACGGTAAATTCAAACCACATTTTCGTTGGGGAGCCGATTCCCGGTGAGCTTGGGGATGGATAAATTCTAATTCTATTGTCTCGAATCTCATAGGAATAATGGGACGCTCTAGTATAAAGATTTGTCTCAAACGCCATTGACTGGAGTTTATTTTGCCACGCTGGGATCACTTCGAAGGTTGATTCATCAGAATATTGACCGTAGGTAGAAAGATTCCCGACAGCGTTAAGACCACCATAATATCCATAAAATCTCCACATAGATTGAGGAGACTTATAATAAACTCTTCGTATTTCGATCCTCTTATTATTTACACTTCCGGTAAAAGAAATGTCCGCACTAAGAGAAGATGAGATTGATGCATTTTGAACAACTTGTTGTAAATCGTAATCTTGTTTATTATTTGCTACAGCAAAAGATGCAGAATAAATCCGTGTATCGCCAAGTGCCGCGCCGAGTGCAAGACCGTCAGAAATTTGTTTGCTTGCCGCGAAAGTAAATTTTGGATATTTTAAAGATGCCTGGGTGCCCGCTAAACTAGAGGATAACTCGCCAGATTTTAATTCTCCATCGTGATCAAATGTTCCAGTTGTTGCGCCCAAGAAACTTGTCAGCACATTTTTTGCTTGATGGTTGTTAACAATATAAGAGTATTCTAATATAGCCGCTTCGTAGGATGTATAAACATTTTGCTCGGTTAACTCGATGTCTAAGACATCTCCTCCAAGCATCTTATAAGTAAAAGCTACTTGATCCACCGCACCCGAAATAAAATCTGTTGATCCCAAATAAATTCCATATGGAAGTGCCGTGGAGGTAACGTTTGAATGTGTTCCTGTCGCGGGCAAAACATAGGGACTTGTTTTTTGAACTGGTGATAAAATGGGGGGTGCTGGCATTTGTTTACTCTCCTGTATGTTAAATAGTCAAAAAGGTTCTTAAATGAAAAAAAGAAAACCCCACCTTCCATAAAGAAAGGTGGGGCATTCTAAAAGGTTTAAGTTATGTATTGATGATTTAAACTAAATCTTCAACAATCACAAGACCATACATATCCGGACGAACCATCTTCTTACCGTAACGGGTCATAACGCCCTTACGAGGTACGAAGTCTTCAGTTCCGAAAATAGTTGGTGTAACCTGTAGAGGCACATAAGGTGCATAGACATATCCACTTTCTAGGAAGCTACTGCCCTTACGACCGACAAGGATTACATTTCGCATGAAATATGGATCAACATAAATGTCCCACTTCTTGCTCATAGATCCAACCTTAACTGCACCAGCTGTTCCGCGATTTTCATCGGCGGTTGTATCAGCACGAAAACCACTTGTAAACTCTAGGATGTTAGCAATCTCTGGGCTTGTGACCAAGAAGTTTGCTCCACCTCGCAAAGTTTTACGGTGAATTTGTGCAGATACATCATTAACAGTCTCTAGGAGTGTCTCATACCACTCTGAAACTGTTCCAGTGAAATCTGGATAGAGTGTTTGATTGGTACTCGCTCCAGTTGAATTACTTACAAATTTACCAGGCAGCCGTGACCAATAAAGAGTACCAGCTTTCGCACCTTTAACCAAATCTTCTAAGATTTCTTGATCAATTTCAAGAGCGATTGTTTCGCTAAGGATTCCAGTAAGCTCAACCTCTGCATCCATATTGTGGTATGCATTAATGTCTTGTTGCAATTCTGGTGTCCATTTTGCTTTCAACTTTTTAGTGATAGCTGTAATTGAAACACTATCAACCTTGATGTCAATCTCAGGAATTGCGGTATTGTTTTCAAGACCCCAGACCTGTTGACCAACTACACCACCAAGTGAACCATTGGTAAAATCGTCATCGATAGTAAAGTCTGAATTTGCAGCTGTATCCAGATCAGCAGCCACACGAGCCGACGTAGCCGAACCAGTAGCTTCTACAACAACAATTACATTGGTGTGCGGAGCAGTACCGGACAATCGAGTCAAACGACGGACTTGTCGGTCGGCTGGAAGATCACTAAGGCGAACTGTAATAAAGTCTTTCATATTAAATTGTGCGGCTGTTAGAGATGCCAGCGGAATTGTTGCCACTGCCACAACAGTACCAGAAAGATCTGGATCCCAATTAACAGCTCGTGAAAGCTCATCGTTTGTGTCGTCATTGGTGCGAGAACCAACTGTTCCCGACATAATAACTGTCGTTGCGGTTGCAGCACTTCCTGTTGGAGATGCATAACCATTATTAAGGTTATAAAAGCTCTTTTCAGCATTTGCGCCCGAAAGATTTACACCACCAGTAATTTCGCTAGCAACCTTTCCACCACCATAGAGTGATTCGCCTGTGGTAAAGTTTCCGGTTGATGTTCCATAAGTAAAGTCTAGAAAGAAAATAAGTCCAGACGGCAAGCTCATAGGCTGAACCGATACTAGCTCGTTTGCAATTAGACCACCAAACACGCGACGAACGATTGGAAATGCTACGGCTGCAAAGCCCTCGACATCTCCACTTGCCATTGTTGAAGCTTCTCGAAGAAGCTCTTTTGCTTGATTTTCGAGTAGAGCTGCCATAGCATTTCGGCTATGATCAGTGCCCAACCCTTCCAAAAGACCAGTCTTATCCCATTTGTTGAGAAGAGCCTGACCCTCTTTTTGGACATCACGTTTAATAATGCCCTCTGTTAGTTTTTCAATAATACTCATTGTATTAATTCTCCTTAAATTATTCCGGCAAGCTTCTTCATACGCTCGGAAGCAGAATTAGAAACTTGCTCTTGATTTTTATTTGATTTCAAAATAAGCCAACTATTCTTGTTTACAGCTTCACTTAAGGTCGAAGGCGCATTCTGTGCCTTAGAGGAAAGTGAATCTTGTAAAGTTTCAAAAATAACTTTAGCTTCTTCAGTTGAATTCGCGTTTGAAACCGCTTCGACAAGTTTTGTTTTTTGTCGCTCATTCAAGGAGGAGGATTCCAGAATACGATTCTGATATACCAACTTAGCGTTGGTTGTGTTTAATTCAGTCAGTTTACCACTGACTTGACGGGCAATACTCTTAAGTTCATTATGATCTTTCGCAAGCCTATTTTTATCAGACTTGAGAGATTTTACTTGCTCTTCTAAATTTGCGATCTTTTTTACAGCGTTATTAAAAGCTTCGTTTTCTTCTTTTTTAACGGTGTCTTCTTCAGCAGCAGCCGCAATGTTGATTGCGTCTACTTGTTCAATGGTCGTAGGATGTGTTGTTCCTGCCATTCCGCGAGGGACATTTTCCAAATCTACTTTTAGGATTTCTTCAATAGCTGCCTTAAGAACGTCTTCATCGAGGTTAATTTCTTCTTCGAAAACCCTGTCTCCCACTTTCTGACTTTTCTCATAATCGATAGGATTGTCTTCATCATCTTCGGTCGTTTTTGCAAGCGAAGGTTCCCCCTCAACACTTCCCCTAGTTTCTTCTACCATTTCCTCGCCGTCAGAATCTTCTTGCATGAGGCTTTCCAAATCTGATTCATTCACTTCAAATACAACTTCTTCGCTTTCAGATTCAGTAAAGGATTTTACTGTTTCCATCAATGCGTCTAAATCAAGAATGACAGTATCATCTGCTTTCGTACCATCCACTTGTTCAGTTGCTTTCATTGGAATATCTGCAACAATTGCATCAGGAACAGCATCCCCAAGGTCGGCAGATAAGTCAAGAGAATCTTCTGATCCCAATGGGCTGGGCTCTTCTAAAGATTGTTCAATTAACAAATCAACAGCTTCCTTGATTTCTCCTGAATATTTCTCTAACACTTCTTGTTCTGCGTTTTTGATTGCTGCTTCCTTAAGGGCTTGCGCGTCGATGACGGCTTGTTCTAACATTGATGATGACATTTAAATCTCCTAATAGTAATAGTTGTCTCAAATAAATAGTCAGTAAGATTGGTAAAATGCTATAAATTATCAACCTGGCGGACCTGGCGGCATCCAAGCCGCTGTTTTACACAAGGTTCGAATTTCTGTTTGTGTATAAGTCGAAAGTCCAAGCGTTGCAACCCAAGCTGGTGGATCGCCTTTCCATTTTAAAATTGCTTGAGATCCATCCACTGTTGTAGCTAATGTATGTATGTTGTTTTCAATACAATCATTCATAATAGATGGTGTAATATCAGAAACATTTATAGTTGTGTATGTTAAATTATTGTTGCTCATTTTATCCTGTTCCGCAAGTTCCTGCGGCTGCATCCAAAGTTCCCGAGAGGTCATTTCCACTTAAATCTTTTGCAATCAAGCTTCCTGGACCATTGCATTCCATATCTAAATAACAAACAAGCGCAGATGAACTAACTGTGTTTGCTTTTGCGCCTTGTCCTGAATTGTATAAGTCGCTAATAGCTCCAGAGTCGAGAGCAACGTTATAAAACGCAACTTCATCGATGTTTCCGGGCCAAACATAACCCGCCGATGTTCCAAGTCGTCCAATTCGAGTATCTACCAATCCTGGTAATGGACTTACTGCGCTTTTTGCTCCATCAGTTCCTTTAACACCATTTAGCCATAATTGAGAAACATCCGTATCTTTATTATAAGTTACTACAAGGTGTCTAAAAGTTGTATCAGTAGCGCCATCCCAATCACAACTAGCATGTGATGCAGCACTATCCCACTCTCCAATAAAAAGAGTTAAATTATCAGATCCGTTTCCATCATATCCCAAATTATAACCAGTGGTAAATGCCTTGCCAGCAGCGTTCGTTTCGTGGCGACCAACCAATGTTTCATATGAGTTTAGGGCAGCAGTGTTGTTTGCCCATAATGAAATAGAAAAACTTTCGTCCCCATCTCCACGAGGCAAATATGAAGATGATGCAATACTAATGGAATCATCTATACCATCACACAAAAATGAATACTTTCCAAGTTTCCCTTGACCCCACGCACCAAAATCCGCAACCGACATATTGGTCATTGTGCCTGTGTGTGCTGTGGGTCCATGAAAAGATGCTGTAACAACATCATAAACAGTTGCGTTAGGTGGGAAGTTTCCTGAAACTGGGTTTGAGTCGCCAATTTCGAAATCGTAATACATTAAGAGTGAGCCGGTTGTGATGGTCCCATTGTTCATGTTTGTTAAAGTGCCGTTATTACCATTTCCTGTTCGATCTACGAGCGTTCCACTTCCAGGGCCAGATTCCATATTATAATAAGCAACCATATTTGAGCTACTAACAGTATTAGAAAGAACTCCGTCGCCACTATTGTATAATTCATCAATTGCACCAGGATCAAGCGCAACATTCCAAAGTCCAACTTCATCTAAATCGCATTGTCCAGATAAGGTGTCATTATTATTCCACCATTGACCCAGACGATAAGGTATAGAGCCATTATCTGCAATTGAAGTCATTGTTGTTGGAGTTGCGGAGGCTGTGCCATTTACATATAGACGATTGTATATTCCGTCGCGCACGGCAACCACATGATGCCATTCAGTATCAACATTAGATTGGACAGCGCTATTTGTATATACATAGGCTGGAATGAGCGCAGGATTCCGTGTACTAAACGTAAACTGACCGGCGGTATCGCCTATACCAAGAAGCCAACCCTTATAGCCGCCTGAACTTATGTCATTTGAAACAATACCTTGGTAGGTTTGAGTTGCATGAACTTTTACCCAACACCCTATACTAAAATCCTGGGTGGTGAATTCCATAGAGGATGTGTAAGGAATTTCAACAGAGTCGGTATGTCGGGCATTGGCACCAGTTGGTCCGTTTCCAAACTGCAAACTATAATCATTAAGCTTGCCCGAAACCCACGAGCCAGTGCTAATGATTTCTGGCGGCGTAAAACTGTCGGCTCTTGCTGAACCTGTGGAAAGAAGCGAGATTTGTGCGGGGGTTATGGCAGTATCCCAAACTGCAACTTCATCAAGTTTACCAGCAAAGTATTGCCCCGTGAAGTAATCGGTTCCACCAATCGAAGCTTCATCTAATTGACCATCAAGAGTTTTCGATGTCGTATCGGTATCAACTACTTCACCGTTTGCATAAGCTTTATGATCAGTGGCGCTACTAGCAACATAAACAAAATGATTCCAACCCAATCTAGTTGCGGAGTTTTCATCAATTGTGGTTGCCCCATTATAATAGACCCGAATACCATCGCCACCGGTTGAATCGTAGGGATAAATAAGAAATGCCTCCGACGTAAGTCCTCCATCGCTCAAGACAAAGGCTGCTGGGTTGGTGGAATAGCTTGAACCTGATGCCCAAAAGGAAATAGAAAATTTATCCAAACCCTGCATTGATGTTGCCAGCGTATCACATTCAATGTAATCATCTACACCATCAAAACTCATCCCATAATTGCCAACCTTGCCTTGAACCCAGTCGCCGCCATAGCAGTATGTAAAGTCGCAAGTGGTGTCGCCACCAGAATTACTTGATCGGTTTGCGCCGTAAAGTGTGAATGGAAAAGGCATTATGTAGCCTCCTTAACTAAATGCTTTCGTAGTATCGGCATAAATATATGTTCCATCACTTATGCCACTGACAATATCAACTGCGCCACCGGCTGTTGAAAGTGTTGGTGCCGTTCCTCCTGGCCATTTAAATCCTGAAAAGTCAACCGTGCGCGTACCAGTTCCATCTTGTCTGAAGAAAAATAAATAAGACGTTCCAGCCACAGGATTGCTTGCAGTTACTTCTGAATTAGCAGTTAAATGATAATTAAATACATTATATAAACTGCACGTTGCATTAACAGGGCTTGAAATTGATGCTGAGAAATATTGCTGCTGCATTATCCCGCCAGAAACGTGTAATGTTCCTGAAACTTGGTGGGAATCTGTTAAAGAATTTCCAAGAGTTGTGTTGCCAGTTGTTGTAAGTGTCCCTAAATTTCCAGCAGCGCCATAAAATGCGCTGGCTGAAATGTTTGAGGATGCGGAAACATCTCCTGTAACATCTAACGCACCTTCAACCTTAAATCCGTTTGAAGCAGTTACCTGACCATAGAGGAAGGTGGTATTCGACGCGCCGCCTATCGATGAATCACCAATGGTGATCGACGTTGATCCCTGATTGTCACCAATTGAAACCGAGGTATCGCCAATACTGATATTATAATAGCCAGCATCGCTTGTATTTTCCCCGATGTTAATGTTTGCGCCATTTGTGTTTTTGATCGTTGCGCCGTTTTCAATAGTCAAAGCCCCACCAGAGATTCCATCGGAGGCAGACAAGGATGTTGCCCCGCCCACATTATTTGAGTCATCAATTGTAACTGATGAGTTCTGGATTGTTTTTCCGCCAGTTCCATCAAAGCGGACAATGGCATTATCAGTTGCAGCACCAGGACCAGTGACATCACCAGAGCCACCGCCGCCACTGCCAGTAATGTTCACACCATTGACAGCCAAACTGCCAGTAATTTGAACACTACCGGTAAATTGGTGGGTATCCGTTTGATTAGAACCTATATCAGTAGATCCCGGAAGAACATTTGGTGAAGGTATCCATTTAGCCATTAGTTGCTATCCTTAATCCGTTAAACCAGAACCAGTTAAAGTAAACATTTCATTGGACGAAATACCAGTCAATTCAGCAACCACTATATAACCAGACGGTGTAGCTGTAGTATTTGAAATATAAATTTCCTTACATTTTACTCCGAATGAAACTGCATCACGATTAGCATCGAGCGGATAAAAATGATTTCCGCCAACAACATTACCCGAACCAGTCGCATTAAAACTTACTATAATTGGCGAAAATGTGGTTGGATCATTAAGCATCACTAAAACTGATTTTGCTACAGTTGGAAATTCAATTTTATGTTCTGCATCACCCGGAAGACCATTCGCACCAGATCCTGTTATCCAAGGAACTCCTGCAACTTGATATGAGCCAACTGATCCGAGTCCTGCTTTATAATTAAATGCCATAATATAATCCTCTTAACATAAATAGTTATTTAATCCCTTCTTTCCTTTGCTTCTTTTGATTTTTGTTTTTCGATTTCTATTTGGCGGCGGGCTTCTTTTTCTCTACGAATCTCGGATGGCTTTTTAAAATATCGCCTTTCAAGATATTCTTCAATAATGCCAGATTTTTTTGACTTTCTAGCGAATCTTTTAAGAAGATTTTCGACAGTCTCATTTTTTCTTTTTCTAACTTGCATTTTCTTTACTTTAATTGATCCCAAGCACCACCAGCGATCTTCATAATACCGCTAATATCTACACCAGGATCACTTGGATCTTGATCTCTTAATGCTCCATGTTGAGATTTGCCACTCGACTGACGCATTGGGGTAGTACCTTCAAAAATACCGCTCAAGCCTGTAGATTCTTGAAGGCTGCGTTTTGTATCTTCCAGCTCGCGCCTTGCTTGCACAAGCGCTTCACTTGGTTGACTTGGTTTAATAACCTTTTTTTCTGTAATTTGTTGGGGTGCAATAGTTTGTAAACCTGATAAACCTTGGGCTACTTCCGAAATAATACCCGAAAGAGTGCCATCTTCAAAGATAACCTCTTTGATACACTCTTTTATAAGAGGTTTTAAAATTTTTTTTAAATCATTTTTATTCATTTATCACCAATAATATCGTTTAATAAGCGATTTATGCGGTCTGCTTTAGACCAGACTTGTTTTTGTTTTGATTCATTCATCATCATATACGCGCCTTGCGTTGAGGGTTCTGATACAATATCAAAACATATGAGTTGAAAGTCATCTTCGACCAGCGTTTTTCCTTGCTGTTCGCTCACTGAGCCCAACCCACGAGAAGATATGCCAAGCATCACGCCATCATTAATTAATGATTCTAAGATTTTTCCCGCTGGTGTTGAAAGAACTTTGATTTTGCCCATCAAGTCTTTCCCTTCCCACCAAATGGATGTAACCATATGTGAAGCATTTTTAAGGTTAACTACTGAATCTTCAGGATGATCAAGTTCGCCACACGCACGGTTCTCTTTAACAACTTTCATATAGTTTTTTGCTTCGCGCTGGAGGATTGGTCCGGGGTAAACGCGACCATTTCCATTTTGTTCGTCGCATCGTTGCATTACGCCAGAAAGAAATGTCGCACCATTTTTAACTTGAATCTTTTCTTCTTCAGTTAGAAGGTCTTGACAAACTCCTCCAGAACACAACTCATAATATTCTCTTAAAAGATATTTACTACTCATTTGATTCCGTTTCCTTTATCCATTTTACACCACCGGCAGTCGTGCCTTCGGGTGGGGCGCTGACTTTTCTGGGCATTACTCCCAATTCTGTTTCTGTTGACTGCGGTCTTTGGGATTTACCTGCCATTACGCATCGTGAGACAACTTCTAAAGCATTAGAAATTTCTTCTTCACTACAACCTTCGTCATCTTCTTTAATTTTTTGTGTTAGTTCGTCAATTATATGTTCAACTTGTTCTGCTCGCTTTTCTTGTAATGGTCTTAAAAGTTCTTTAGGTGTCTCACCATCTGCAAGGTCGGGGTGTTCATCTAACATGGTCCAAAATTCAGCTAATTTGTGATGTATATCTTCAAAGTCAGTAGAAACTTCTTGTTCATCGGGCATTGTTCCGCGATAATCGTGTATAGAATCTAAAGCCTTACCAACCAATAAATATACGGTGGATGCAATCGGAATTTCTTCGTCATGTAGTTCGCGCTCTTGGCTGTGCATATTGTCTATTTCTTCTAAAATTATTTTTTCCAAACGTTTTCTATTAATTTTCATAACTTGTTCCTGTTAATGCGGGCGCAACCCGCACGGTCTTGCAGCCTGATTTACAGCGTCGAACGGGACGCAACAAATATTTTTTTGTTGTAAAAGAATTGTTAAACATTATTATCACCTCGATTTTTAAAATTTATCC